GCGCGGATGACAACGCGGACAAGCAATCGACCATATTCCTGCTGCTGACCGCGCGTTACGTCGATGCAGGCGCGGCGAAACTGGGTGAAATCCTGTTGCCGGCGGATGACAAGGCGTTCAGCTTCTCTGAAATGCCGATTCCCGAGTTGATCGACGCGAAAGAGGATGAGCGCGAGGTCATTCACAGCCAGATGGGCGTCCCGCTGACCCGTGAGCCGGGGCCAGATGACCCGGCGTCACCGGACAGCACGCAACCAGGGCAGGCGCCTGGAGCCGCCGCGACGCCTGTGCCGGTCAAAGTGAAGGACTTTGCCAACGAAGCCATCGAGATCGCCCGCACCGACGCCAAGGCGGCCGAGACGCGCATCTATGACTGGCTGGTCGCGAGCAAATACACCGCCGAGGCGCGCAAGGTCATTTTCGATTCGGCGCGGCTTGGCGTGGGCGTGATCAAGGGGCCTGTTCCGAAGTCGCGGAAGTTCACCGCTCTGACGAAGACCGACAAAGCGGTCAAGGTTTTCTTCAAGGAAGAGATCAAGCCGACGGTTACGTGGGTGGACCCATGGAACTTCTACCCCGACCCGGCTTGCAGCGAGAACATTCAGGACGGCAGTTTCTGTTTCGAATGTGACTTCTTTTCGGCTCGCAAGGTCGAGGGTCTGAAGAAGGAGCCAGGCTATATAAAATCTCAGATCGACGCGGTGCTTGAAGAAGGCCCCGGCAAGATCAGGGAAAATGGTTCGGAGTGGGAGCGAGGTCGCGATAAAACAAAGGATCAATATCAGGTCTGGTTCTTCTATGGGGTGCTGACCAAAGACGAGATGGAGGCAATCGACGCGGCGGCAAACAAAAAGCCGCCGGTCGCCGGCTACACCGAGAATGTCTATGCAATTGTGACGCTGATCAACGACCGAGTGGTCAAGGCCGTGCTCAACCCGCTGGACAGTGGCTCATTCCCCTACAGCGTCATGCCATGGCAGCGCCGTTCTGGTAGCTGGGCAGGCAGAGGCGTTGCCGAGCAGATGCGGGCAGCCCAGCGCATGGTGAACGCGGCCACTCGCGCGATGCTCAACAACGCAGCGATGAGCGCGGGGCCGCAGATCATCATCGACCAAAGAGGACTGCGGCCGGCCGATGAAAGCCGGGATTGGACGCTCTACGCCTGGCGGATTTGGCTCACCACCGAGGACGCGCCCGAGGGCGATGTCCGACAACTGATCAGTACCGTCGAGTTTCCCTCCACGACCGAGGAACTGGAGCGTATTATCCAACTGGGCGAGCGTATGGCCGAGGAGACGACGTCCATACCCCTGATCTCGCAGGGGCAGTCGGGGGCCACGACACCGGATACCTTCGGAGCGGCGCAGCTTCAGAACAACAACGCGAACCAACTGCTTCGCTCGATCGGGTATTCATACGACGACTGCGTGACTGAGCCTCTGGTCCATCGCTTTTACGAGTGGCTATTGCTCGATCAGGATGCGCCGCCCGAAGAAAAAGGGGAGTGGCAGATCAACGCGCACGGTTCGGTGGCTTTGGTCGAGCGCGCAATTCAAGACCAGACGATCGGCCAAATGGGCCAACTGGTCGCCAATCCGATCTATGAGTTCGACCCCGCTTTGTGGGCTGAGCAGTGGGCGAAGTCCAAGCACCTTAATCCTAAGGACTTCAAGTACACGCCTGAGAAGTTGGCTCGCATGCAGTCGGCGCCTCCGCCTGAAGCGCCACAGGTCACAGCGGCGAAGATCAACGCGGATACCGCGCTCAAGGTCGCGGAACTGGGCGCCACCGCCGACCAGCAGAGCGTGGCGTCGTCCGAGCGCATCAAGCAGGCGGCGAATGTGCTCGAGCAGGGCCGCATCCAGAGCGATCAGCACGCGACGGCGGTTGATGCGACAGTGCGGCTGCATGAGATTCAGGCTGAAGCGGAGAACACCATTAACCAATTGAAAGCGCAACTCGCTGAGACGACCATGAGGTTGCAGGTCGAGCAGCAGTTGAACGCGGCCAACCAGCAGGCAGAACTACGCAAGCAGGGGACTGATCAGGCCCACGAAAACCGCAGACATGCTATAGACAAGGCCGTCGAATTAAGGAAACACTACACGCCCCAGCCGAAGCCAGCGGTTCAGGTGCCGGGTCGGGCACGGAACGGGCAGCAGGCGAGCCAGGCGGGAGCGTAGGAGCGGACCATGATCAAAGCAAAGATCACCAACGAGACGGTTGACGCGTTCAAAGCGGCGGTCCGGCGTCGTGTGGAAGAGTTGGGGGCCGCGCGGACAGAAGCACGGAACAAGGTCAACGAAGATCGGGAAGCAGATGCGGCGCAGATCGCGGCCGATCTTGATCGCGATATGGAGGCGGCCGGCATCGATCCGGATGACGATTACACGCCGACCGGGCCGACGTTCGCGGTTTTCGCGGAAGCGTGGGGGAAGGTTTATTCGGACCTGAATCCGCGCAGAAAGTACCTGCCGGATGTGGCACCCCCGACATGGCAGGGATGGGCCGCGGAGGATAAGATCGCGGCGCTGGAACGGGAATGCAAACGCCTTGTTGATGGGCCACCGACGCGGCATCCGCCTGAGTTTGTCGCCAAAGTCCTGATGGATCGCGAGGGACTTCACGATCCCATGCAGTTAGCACGTCTGACCGAAGTCATCCGTTGCGCGCGTTTGGATGGTCGCAAGTTGGCACGAGACCATGTCGCGGCGTTGGAGGCCGAAAACGCCCGCCTCCACGACGAGTTGAAGGCGCGGACGGATGAGCGGGAGATGTGGAAGCACGAGGCTTTATCCATCCGCCCGGAAAGAACAGACCTCTTGGTTGAGGTCGCAACCCTTCGCGATACAATTGCCGCCCGCGACGCCCAACTCGCCGCTATGACGGATGAGCGGGACGAAGCCATTGCCGATGCAGTAGCCGCCACATATGAAAGCCGCATCAAGGAACTGGAAAGTGAGCGGGATGCGGCGCTTGCTTTGATTGAGGCAAACACTGACGTATTCGAAATGATGGACGATCAACGGCTCGCCCTTGAAGTCCGCATCCGCGAATTGGACGACCTCCTCGCCCAACGCCCCGCGCCCGTTCCCGATCCCCCGAAGCCAGTGCATGACTTCACGCGGGTTGATGGTGGGGACAGGCGGAGGTTAGGTCGGTGAGTGATCTGACGCCACGTGACAGGGCGATCAGACACCTACTTCGCGAGACATGCGCTGCATATGACGCATGGCAATCCTCATTACCAAGCGAGGATCGACCCTTTCGTGACGCTTATGTTGAGGCATGTAGGGTGCTCAACAACTTTAGCGGCGCCCCGCAGTTTCGGCGCGGATGCTGGGCCGATGACTGACGAACGGATAAGGGCTCTTGAACTGGAAGTTGAACGTCTTAGCCGTCTGGTTTCGCATCTTTATTTGTTCCCAGACTTCATAAAATGGATTGAACAATGCGATCTGGATCAAGCGTATCCTGATTGGCGGGAGATCGTGGGTGCGCCAAAGGACAGGCTCAGTCGCCCTCGCGACACTCCTTACCGGGAGTGGCTAGAAACGAAATCCGAAGCATATCAGCGCACAATGAGTTGGTCGCAGTCCGCCGCCGATCTCGCATTATCGATCAAGATGTTCGAACGTGAAACGGGCAGTAAGGCCTAATTGTCCTCCAGCGTCCCACCCCCCTTCACCCTCACCGCCGAAGACCGCCAGTCCTCCCTCTGGCGGCGGCTTGAGGCGCACTTCACCGACAAACTGGCACGTGCGCGCGGTCGCAACGATCACCCTATGCCAGAAACCAATACCGCATCGATACGCGGTGAAATCAAAATCCTAAGCGAACTCATCAAACTTGGGAAGCCCGGCCAACCGACCGGGGAATAACGGGGCGACCGCGAGGCCATACCCGACTGATGGAGCAACCAATGAGCGAGACGACAACGAGTGACACCTCGCAGGCCGATGCCGCGTTCGGCGCGGGCTTCGAGGGCAAGGAAACTGCTGCACCGGCTGAAAGGAAGTCCGATCCCGCGCCATCTTCGACGGGGGACGCGACAGAGACAACGCCGGAATATGTCACGAAAGCCGAACTGGCTGAGATCAGGAAGGCAATTGAAGACGCCGCCAAGACCTCGTCCAAGGCGTTCGGGACTGCCGGCAAGGTTCAACAGCTTGTCAACGAACTTCGAGCGCAGGCCGATGGCACACAGACCAAGACCGCGTCAGAAGCCCTCGGTAAGCTAAAGGGCCAGTTTCCAGAACTCGGTGAAGCTATCGAGGCTGTGATGGCTGGTCAGCCAAAGCCTCAAACGATCGATGACGACACGTTCCAGAAGAAGGTCGCGGAAGTCGCCAACAAGCGAGAGATGAAGTCTCTCGTGAGGAACTTTCCGGACTGGCAAACAATCGTGGGTTCACCGCCGAGCCCCGGTCACGCGCCAGTTGAAACACCATTCCGTCAGTGGCTCGCCGGACAAGACGAGGCATATCGGAATGAACTCTTAGAAACAGACTCTCCCGCCGATATCGCAGAGGCGATTCGTGCGTGGAAACGCCAAACAGCAAAAGCGCCAGCGAGATCGACTCCGCGACCCGTCACCGATGACCGGGCCGAGCGGCTGCGAGACGCGGTGCAACCTCGTGGCGACAGCGCCGCGGCCCCAACAACCAACCCGCGCGAGGACGCCTTCGCGGCCGGATTTCGCGGGCCATCCTGACAGGTAAACTCCAATGCCCATGCAAACCTATTCCTCCCAGCAAGCCAGAATTGACAAATTCAAGGGCGCGATCCTGCGTCACGCTGAGCCGCGCGAAGTCCTCAATAAAATGGGGCGTCAGGTGCGGATGCCGCAGAATAACTCCAAGACCTACGTAGCGCGCCGTTGGCTGCCGTATGGCGCCACATCGACGGACGCGAACACTATCAACCGCTTCTTCGCTGATGCCAACGGCGACCGCGGCAACGTCATGGTGCAAGCGCATCAGACACAGGAAGGCGTGACGCCGCCGCCCGACAGCATCACGGCGCAGGACTATTCGGTCGTCATCCAGCAGTATTCCTGTCTGTATGGCTTCACCGATCAGACCTACGATATGTACGAGGACGACATCCCGGAAGCGATGTCGAAACAGATTGGCGAGCGCGTCAATCTCGTCAACGAGATGATCAACTACGGCGCGTTGCGTGCTTGCACCAATCAGTATTTTGGTGGAACCGGCACGACGATCGCCACGGTGAACGGCGCACTGACCCTCAATCTCGTGCGGAAGGTCGCGGATGGCCTGCTGCAAAACCACGCCGACATGATGAACACCGTGCTGAAGGCGTCACAAAATTTCGGGACGGATGCGGTGCCGCCTGGGTTCACTGTGGTTTGCCATACGAGTCTTGAGCCTGACATCAGGGATATGCCGAACTTCACTCCGGCTGAGCGGTATGCGTCCGGCACACCGATGAAGAACGAAATCGGCGCGGTTGAGCGGTTCCGCTTTCTCACGACGCCGGATCTTCCACCGTTGCAAAACGCAGGCGCCGCGCAGGGTTCTACGGGTCTCTACTGCACGACTTCGACAACCGCCATTGACGTGTATCCGGTCATCGTATTCGGACAGGACGCATGGTCGCAGATCGCGATTCGCGGCATCGGCGCGCTGGATACGACGTTCATTCTTCCGAGCGAAAAGTCCAAGTCCGATCCGCACGGCCAGCGTGGCTACAGCGGTGCCAAGTGGTACAAGGCGGTGCTTCTGGAGAACCAGGGTTGGATGGCGATTGTGAATGTCGGCCGGAAGGCTCTGTAAAGGAGACCTTCCATGATCGACACAATTACGCACTTTTTGGAGGCAATCACGGAGGGGCGGTGGCGTAATGCCATTCGCTCCGTCCTGGTGCCCATTGGTGACCGGTATTCGACACAGGTCATCAATACGGCCGGTCTTGTGATCGACGCTGGCTCGGTGACGGCGAAAATCGGAGCGGCGGACTTCTACGCAATGGCAAAGGGAGTGACGATCACTATTGCCGCCGGCACTACGATGCCGGTGCTGACGGGTCTGAATGTCACGGCCACGCGGTTCAACGTGTTTTGCTTCTTCGCTGATTCCGCTGCTGTCGTGACGGTAGCCATGGGTACCCAAGGCACCTCTTGGGCGACCGTGGTCTGGCCGCCATTCCCGCTCAACAAGGTGCTGGTGGGAGGCTTTCTTATCAATTACGCCAGCACCTTTACCGGCAATACGACACACCTCGATACGGCCGGCGTCGTCTATTTCAATGGCGGCGGCCCCTTCGATCCCTCTGTTCTCGTCTAAGGAACAATCAACATGGTACTTCCTGTCCCCTCTCCGGATACCCGGAGTTTCGCGAACGCGGCGTTCGTCGCCGGTTCCACGAGCACTTACACGACTACCGTCACCACGGCGGGCATCATCAACGGCGAGTGGATCACGCCGCTCGTCGCGCAGACTGCTACCGCGACACCGACGACGGATGCGAACACAGGTGTGGCGTTCAATGCGTTACAGCCGACTCAGTGTTGCGCGATTGTGTTCGGTACGAACAAGGCTGGTGCGATCAAAATGTGCCAAGGGCCAATCATCGCGACACTGGTTGGCGTCACGACCACGGTTGGCGGTTTCCTGAACGCTCCGCAGTTCCCCTCGTTGCCGGATGATTTCTGCCCCATGGCGTATACCGTCGTGCGGACAGCGCCGTCAGCAGCCGCCTGGATCCCAGGGACTGGGTCATGGACGGCAAGCGGGGTTAGCGCCACGACGTTCCAGAACTGCTCGACGTTGCCGGCGCGGCCGCAGATCGCTTGAGGAAGGTGTCGCGGGGCGGCTTTTGCACTCGGTTGGCCGTTCCGAAGGTCCACTGAAAGCCGCGTCCTGGACCAGATAGACGCGAACCCGCGACACCCCTCCCTACCAATGACCCGCCGCCGACACAAGCCACCTAACCTCCCCACGAGGAGCGTATTCATGCCATCACAAGGCCGAGAACTAAACAGCGCGAACGAACCGATCGACCAGTTGCCGCCCATTGGCGCGGTGCGGCGACCCGATATCATCGCGGTCGAGACGATCGAGGACAAAGACTACCTGGAGCGGCTGGCCTTCGCGGAGGAGCCAGTTACGATCTGGATCGAGGAAGGCCAGGAAGAGAACGCGCCGCGAACCGTTGGCCCAATCCAATGCAACGGGACCGGCGTTGAGGTGCTGATCAAGGATCAGTGGGTGCAGTTTCACCATCTGCCGGTGAACACGCAACTGGTCGTCAAGCGCAAGTATCTGGCGCTCATGCTGGGGTCAAAACGAACCCGGATCACCCACGTTCAGGATCATGCGGAGGCGAACTTCGCTGAAATGAACATCATGAGGCGCCAGACTTCGGCTGCTATGTCGGTGACGATCCTGTTGGACGAGAATCCGCGTGGTCGGGCGTGGATGATGGAATTGACGCGGCGCGCGGCGTGAACTTTCTCCAACTCGCACAGCGGGCCGGGATCGAATGCGGCATCTGTGAGCGGCAATCAGTCGTCACGGCGTTGCCCTCGACTGTGAACGCGGAAGGGAGTTGGGGGCGCATTGTCGGATGGATCAATGACGCTTGGACCGACGTGCAGATGGATTGCCAGCAGTGGGACTGGATGCGCGCGAGCAACATCCTCCGTCTGAGCACGACCGCGCCTCTCGGCTCTCCCACCGCTGGCGCGCAGTTCGTGCCCCTTGCCGGTCAGGCCACATGCCCCCTTGGCATCGGCGCGGGCACGGTCGGCATTGATCCGGAGACATTCGCGGAGTGGGATGAATGGTCATTCCGGAATTACACAACCACTACGGGGTTCACCGACGAGATCGCGATGGGATCGGTTTCATTTGATCGGTGGCGTAATAGTTGGATGATGAACGCCTCACGGACTGTTCAGACGCGTCCCACTGTTGTCGCGATCGGCCCAGACAAATCCGTGAACCTGGGGTCGCCGTCGAACGGCCTTTACACCATCACGGGCGATTACTTCGTGGCCCCGGTATCCATGGTCGATGACGCCGATACGCCCGTTGGACTGCCGACACGATATCACATGCTGATCGTGTATCGGACAATGATCAAATACGGTTATTACGATTCCGCAAGCGAAGTCCTGCAACGCGGGAACTACGAGAACAACGGCATGTTCGCGCAGTTGGAGGCGCAGTATGCGCCGCGTTTCCGGCGGGCGGGGGCGCTCGCTTAGTGCGTCGCCTCGTCAATCGAATGGTTCAACTCCGCGATCGTCCGATGCTGACGCAACTTCGGCCATTCAGCCATCAGCACGCGCTTCATGTCGACCGGAAGGCTGTTGATCACCGAATTCGCCTGCCGCAGATCATCGCTCCCCACGCCGATCGCGACCACAAGGCTGCTGATCAGCGCGGCGATGACGTCGGTCTCGTCGTGGCCGCCAAGCGCAGTCTGGATGTTGTGGAACAGTTGGTTGCGCGGGTCCATGGGGTGATCCTTCGATGGCTTCGCTGATGAATATACCAATTCAGGCCCTCGCTCCAGAGGATGTGGCGTCAGTCGGGCCGGCGCAGGCTTACGCGTCGACCAAGGACGCCATCGACCAATGGATTGAGAGCCAGCGGCACATAGGGGGGGATAGCCAACAACAGCCAATCTGGAACCCGAACAACCCGGTTGGCACTGAGACGGTCCAGTCAATGGGTATGCCACAGCCAACGACCCACGCCGGTCCAATTGGGCAATTCGTTAATCCCTCAAGCGGGCAGATGACAGCGCAGGGAGCGGGGCGGATGGAAAATCCCGCGCTAGGCTTTGGCCCAGCCGATGTCGGAGGGGCGATGGTTGGCGGCCTCCGCCCTCAACTTCGATCCACCATGCCACATGGAGGTGGTCTCCTGGATGCCCCGGTGGGTTTAGTGGACCGCCCAGGCATTCTCGCGACCGAAGAATCCGCCATACCAGAGGCGGCGGCGACGAGAACACCCGCCACGGCTATCAATGCTCCCGGTTCTGAGAAGGCCACGCTTGGCGGCGGGACGCGCGGTATGGCTGCCGTGCCGAGCCTCAGAGATATGTCCCAGGCTGATGCCATCGCGGCGGCCACCAGCCAACCACACATCATTCCGAAGCCTGAGGGGGGATACGTGGGCGCCCCGGATTGGGTTCAATCGCCGGCTGACATCGCGAAGATGCGCGCGGACTTTGATGCAAACGTCGTGCAGGGGGTGCAGGGGCGCGACTGGTATGAAAGGGCGCGGGCGTTCAACACGGAGGTTGTCGGAGACAAACCCATCCAGGCGAGCAACGAAGCCGAGGCACAGGCGCGCTTTTCTCCTATGGCGGAGGTCAGTTCCAACACCTCATTCTGGCTCGCGGCGCGAAACGCATACGAGTCTGGCTACCCTGCTGAATTGATCAGAGATCGGGCGAAGGCCGCCGGCTACAATCTATCCCGCGATCAGTTCGAAGCGGCCCTGACCCGCGGTGAAGTGCCGGAAGGATCTTCTCTCGGTTTGAAGACGGATCCATATCGGATGAACCTTGATCCGAATATTCCGTATGCCGTCACGGGCGTGAACGACGTTTGGCATATGCGTGCGTTTGGTTACCGATCACCTAACGAGGCTGGAGAGATGGTGCCTTTCGACGGCACGCCCAGCAGTCAACAACACGCGTTCACGGACTACGAAACAATGCTAGCCGTGAAGCGCGCGAATGACGCTGGGGTTGGAGGTTTCAGGGACTGGACAGCCGCGCGCCTGCAAGCGGCGGCGTGGGTCTCGGAGAAGGCGCAGGGGCTTCAACAACGCTTCAATCTTCCGTGGGATGAGGCGATGCGGCGAGCAAACTCGACGTATCCTGATTTCGCGCTGAAGAGTTCCGTGGCCAGTTCCCCACACGAGCAACAACCCGGCGCCGTCACCGGCCTGACGGAAGGGAACATGACGAAGGAAGCGTTTGCTAACGCAGCGTCATGGAACGACCCCATTACCGGCGGAGATCGCTTACTGAGAGACACAGGCCTCCTGACGCCGCGTTCCGTCCCCATGACTGGCGCATTCGAGCCGGCGGGCGGGGGGATCGAATATAATCCAGGTATGGTTGGGCGGTCCTTGATCGATCGTGTGCCAGGCACACGAGATATAAGCCCCCGCACGGAGGCCGCATTAACCGGCGCTGAAGCGGTCAGAGGATTAACTGATTTCCAGGCTGGTCAGCCGTGGCATCATGTTGATACGAGCGCCCCAGCCGGCGAGGCGAATTCTCTGAAAGTCACGGGGCCAGACGGGCGCGTGCCAACAGGCGAGGAAATGGCTGCCCTCAAACAGATCGCTGATAAGGAAGGACTGACACTGTCAAACAGCGCTGACGGTGTTGCTCTTCTCAATCTGAAGGGGCCGGAGGACGAGGGCTTCATCAGTGGTGCGAACATGGGGAAACTCTTGAAAGCCCGCCTTCAAAACGAAATCGAGAAGGCATACCCGTTCGCGACGATTGAACGCGGGAAAGCATCCGGAAACTACATCGATTACGAAAACACGATAACACAAGCTCTGCAAGGACAGGGCGGTGCGACGAGGGAAATGGTCAGGAACCTGGACGAGATGAGGGTTCAGGCGCCAAGGATGTATGAGCAACTAACCAATTCCCCCGCCGTCGCGGATAAGGCCGCGGCTAACCTCGTTCGTTTGCGCGAGTCTGGTCAGCTTGGGGTGAGGCCCGACTACGAGGAGTTCCTCCGCCTTCTCGTGGAGGGCCGGTTGAAGGGACTTCTGGAACGTACCCAGTCCCCACTAGGTTACGGAGGATTGCCGGCGGCAGCAGGCGCAGTGGGACTTGGCGCCGCAGCAGCGGGTGCAGGCGGTTCCAATCGTGAATCTCCATGACGACATCCGCTTGGATCACTGTGCTCCGGAGTTTCTTTTGTTTTTTGTCCCAGAAAGTGAGTGCCATCTTTGCGTGTGGTGGTGTGTCCTTCTTTGGAAAGAAGACCCTCGGCGGCAGGCCGCGCTCATGTTGCAACGCACTCCTGGAAGAGAACCAGTGGCCGTTCGTCCCGTCGCGCGGTATCTCATTGTGATCAAGGTCCGGAAACGCGGGATCACGCCAAGAAGGCAATTGCCTTCTTGGGAAGCTACTTGTGAACATTGGAACCTCTCCGACGATGTCTCCGAGGGGAAAGCGACGGGCAGCCCGGTCGGAGTCCGGGTGTTTGGGGATCAGCCTAGCCCGTCGATGGCATTATACCACAAATGAACGCCCAAGCCAAAATCCAACTGCCGACCGTCAAGTATGAAGCCGTCCAGCTAGGCGGCGGATCCACCTCCATGGGCCAAACGTGGGCCGGCGGCCTTGACCTCACGACCCCGAGCCTGCGGCTCCAATCCGGCGTCCTGGTTGACGCACTGAACTTCGAGTGCGCGCAATCAGGTGGCTACGCCCGCTGCACCGGCTACGAGCGCGTTGACGGCCAGTTCGCTCCCTCAGATGCCACCTACACCATCATTCAGATAGCAGGGTTCGAGAATACGCCCGCCCTCGGTGACGTGGTCACGCAGGCTGTGAGCGGCGCCACAGGCACGGTTATCGCTGTTGTCTCCACTGACTCGACAAACTGGGACGCCAGTTTCTGGGACAATTTCGTTTGGGATTCAAACCTCAGTTATGTCGTCGTGACGCGGGTCACGGGGATTTTCGATGAAACGCACGATCTGACGACGTCTGGGCCGGCGGTCGCGGGAAATGTGACGTTGGAGGATGGCTCCGGAGACTGGCTCTGGGAGAATGGCGACACAATCGCATGGGACGACACGACGTCGGGATCAGTCCTTATTGGCACAGCGACGGAATTGACCGTCTTCCTCGATGCCCAGACCAAGGCGATCTACAAAGCATTGGCGGCTGACGTCTATCGGGCACTGATCGGCGCCGTGCCGGGTTCGGGCAAGATTCTCGGCGTCCTGGCAATGAACCTCCCGGCGGTCCTGGAAGGCAATCTCCAGATGGAGGATGGCTCTGGGGACTGGCTTTGGGAGAATGGGGACACGATCGCATGGGATGGGGTAACGACCGATTTCTTTGGTCGTGCCGATAGCCTTTTCGCCTTCCGCGCCGATGTCGGGAATACCGCCGTGGCGATTTACAGGACGTCGGATACCGGTTGGACTCTGGTTCCGCTCTACAACATCGTCAGTTTCACGGCCGGTGGCACGGCGGTCCCACTCGATGGCGACACGCTTACGCAAGGCGGCGTCACGGCTACGATCAAGCGCGTCGTGTGGCAGTCCGGGGCATGGACCGGGACGGCGGTTGGCCAGTTCGTAATAACCAATCCGGCAGGTGGGAATTTCACGGCCGGCGCGGCTCACACGACCAGCACGGCAACAGTTACGCTGTCGGGCGTTCAAACCGCGATCACGCTCGCCCCTGGCGGACGGTTCGAGTTCGTCAAGACCAATTTCAGCGGGGATATCTCGACACGTCGAGCCTACGGGTGCGATGGGGTCAACAAGGCGTTCGAGTTCGACGGCGATACGCTGGTTCCTATCAGCACTGGATTGTCGCCTGACGTGCCGAGCCACATCACGGCGCATAAGAACTATCTGATCGTTTCCCAAGGTAGTTCCATTCTCGGCAGTGGTCCCGGTCTCCCGTTCAAATGGCTGGCGACGGACGGCGCGTGGGAGATAGCGACCGGGGATGTCGTCAATGCCATGCAGACGCTACCCGGCGACCAGAGCACGGCGACGCTCGCGGTCCTGCTGAGAAGCAACACGGCGATCCTCTATGGGACAGACCGGACGACGTTCAACTTCGTAACACTCAACACGGGGGTCGGCGCATTACCGTATACCGTGCAGAACCTGTTCGATGTCTGTATGCTGGATACACTCGGGATCGTTACGCTCCGCGCCACGTTGAGTTTTGGCAACTTCTCATCGAACACGCTAACCAAAAATATCCTGCCGTTCATTCAGCGGGAACGCAGCAAGGTTACCGCATCAATCACGAGCCACGAAAAAAGCCAATACCGGTTGTTTTTCAACGATGGGTTCGCCCTCTATTGCACAGTTGTCAATCAGCAATATCTTGGCGCCATACCTCAGCAATTCCCCAACCCCGTGAATGTGACGGACGACACCAACCTCATCGATGGCAGCGAGGCGATCTATTTCGGCTCCACGGATGATAATGGATACGTCTATCAAATGGAAAAGGGCACCAGCTTTGATGGGCATGACATCAGCGCCTATTTCGTTACCTCATGGGATCCGATCAAATCGCCGCGCGTGCTGAAGCGGTTCCGGGCGGCGTCGATCGAGGTCCAGGGCGAAGGATACGCAGCGATCCAATATGGTTACAACATCGCCTATGCCGACCGCTTCGTGCAGCAACCGCTCGCGGTATCGGCTACGCTAAATTTAAGTCAACGTGCATATTGGGACAGTTTCACGTGGGATGAGTTCGTTTGGGATGGATTTCAATTGATGCCGACCGACGTTTCAGCGGTCGGGACAGCGGAGAATATCCAGGTCGCGATATCATCGGCCACGAACTACATGACGGCGTATACGATTGATTCGATAATTCACCATTACACCCCCCGGCGAGGTATGCGCGTATGAGTTACTATTCTCCCACGGGTAATCCAGGCACGGCAGCCGCAGGGTTGTCAGCGGCGATCCGCGCTGAGTTCGCCGCTATCGCGGCTGGTTTCGCGTTGCTGCCGAATTACGCCGGGAACGCGAATAAGTTTGTCGTGGTTAATTCGGGGGGGACGGGTTTGACGGTAACGGCATCACCGACGTTTGGTGCATTAACGGTGCCATCGTTGCGTGTGACGGGGAATGCCACGTTCGACACCAGCATTTATGCTGACTCATTGATCGCTCCGCCCGCCGCACTGGCGCAAGGAACTTTACTCGGGCGCTTTGCCGCGCTTCATGGAACCGGGGTCGGGTGGAACCTTTATCAGCCAGATATCAATGTCGGCGCGTTTAACTACCGGGAAAGTCTGCCCGCGTGGTGGGCGCGGTCTAATCCATCGACCGGTGTTCTGGAATGGTATTCGGCCCCCACTGGGACAGTAGATACCCCCGCGACATTGACGCTGGTCACGCAGTTTCTCGCCAATGGTGGGATCACGGCGGCGGGGAAGATAACCGCCGGCTCGGCGCATATCACGGGAACCGCCTCATTCGATAACAGCATGCATGTCAATGGCATTCAGAGCGAGGATAGCAGCCCAGTGTCGCTTCTGGGAGGGGCGAATATCACGCTCGGGGATCTAAGTGTTGTCGGCAATGCGAATATTACCGGCACATTGACCACGGGGACGCTGGCATTAAGTTCTCTCCATGTAACTGGGACCGCGACTGTCGATGGGGCATTAACATCGGCCAGTGTCACTACCGCCGGCGCGGTTACGGCTGGCAGTGTCAACGCATCGGGGGCCACCACATCGGGGTCGCTGAATGTATCAGGAAACAGCTCTCTCACGGGCACTTTAACCGTAGGAAACACGATCACCGCGACTAATAAGATCACTGCTGGTTCAATGCACGTGACCGGCACTGCGTCATTCGATAACAGCATGCATGTCAATGGAATCCAGGACGAGTCTGGGGGGCAGGTCTCAATCCTCGGAGGGTGCGCGATCACGCTTGGGGATTTGAGCGTGACGGGCGCGGGCACATTCACGAACAGCGTGACTGCCGCGAGTTTGCATGTCGGCGCAAACCAGGTCGTCGGGGCACGCAATGTCGGATACACGGCCATGACTGGCGTGGGTGACGCGGGGACGGTATTCGACACAACCACGGTGACGTTGCCGCAACTCGCCAGCCGAGTGAAGGCGTTGCAGGCTGCGCTAACGACACACGGTTTGGTTGGGACATGAGCGGCGCCCTCTCCCAGGTTCCTGGCCTGAATACCCCCTCGATCCCGCCGCTGTTTCAGCCGCCGGGGACGCCCCCGACTGCCGCGCCACCGCCATTGGCGCCAATAACCGGGGCGCCATCGACAGCGCCTGCGCCGGCCCCCACGGGGCTGCTCAACGCGCCGATATCCACGACCGCACCGCCAACGGCGACGCCACCCACCGCCGCGCCAGGAGGCGGCGCACCGCCAGTCGCGACATATAACCCGGCCACCGCTACGGCGACCAAGGCCGATGCCAGCGGCTACACGGCGGCGCCGTTCACGGTGGGGCCTAATCAGACAGTCTCGGACCAGATCCAGCACATCATCGCCGCCGGGTCGCCGTTGATGCAGCAGGCGGAATCGAACGCGCGCGACCAAATGAACCAGCGCGGGCTCATCAATTCCACTATGGGCATCTCAGCGGGCCAGAGTGCGCTCTACAGCGCGGCGACACCGATCGCCACGGCGGATGCGAATACGTACAACACCGCGATGACGAACACCGTGACGGCGCAGAACAAGGCCGCGGCGGACCTGGCAACGGCACAGAACACGGCTTCGCTGGCGAACTCACAGACCGGCACGCAAACTTCGCAGTTCAACGCGGGCGCGGAGAACACGGCGGGGCAGGCGGCGGCCGGTGCGTCGAACACGTTGCAACAGACCTTAGCGCAGATCGCGGGGTCGAAAGATGTAGCGACGATCCAGACCACGTCGGCGCAAGCAATCGCGCGCATCCAGAGCGATACGACCCTGACGGCGCAGGACAAACAAGACCAAACCAATCAGATCCTGGCGCAAATCCAGAGCAGCACGACGCTCACGAACACGGACAAGGCCAACGCATCGGCGCAGATCATCGCCGGCATTCAGGCCAGCACGACGCTTTCGGCCGCGGACAAGCAGGCCGCCTCCGCTTATGTCATCGCGCAACTGAACGCCAACACGAACCTGACAATCCAGGACAAGGCGACGCAGTCGGCGCAACTGATCGCGAAGCTGAACGCGGACACGAACCTTTCGGTTCAGGACAAGCAAGACCTCACCACCTTGGCGGTGCAATCCTCGCAGACCGCGTTGCAAACGTACCTGGGCGATCTGTCCGCCGACACGCAAAAGACCATCCAGCAGAAGTCCGCGGAAGCCACGGCGGCGCTCGCGGCGGTCAACAATGTGAGCGCGCAGGCTATCGCGCGGATCCAGAGCGATACGACTCTATCGGTCACGCAACAGCAGACAGAGACGCAAAAGCTCATCGCGGGGGCGAACAACGTCAACGCCGTTACCGTGCAGGCCATGGTGAACGCCGCCGCGCTACAGAACATTCAGACCAACGGCGCGATCAACAAAGATACGCAACTCGCGATCACGAACCTCACGAACGACAACAAGACTCTGTTGCAGACTTCACAAGGCGCGGCGCAGCTTTACAACCAGGCATTGGCCAACATTCAGGCCATCATGACGTCGCCAAACCTGAACACGCAGCAACAGGCGGACGCGATGAACAACACCGTCGCGACGTTGAACGCGGGACTGGCGGCGTTCAGTTCGATCGCGGGGAATCCGGCGATCACGTCGACGCTGAACTTCGGACCCCCAGCGGCTGGGACTGACGCCGCGACTGTCGCCGCGAACACGGCGGCGATCAATCAGTTCTATCAGCAAACCCTCGGTCGCGCACCATCGGCCGGCGACCTTCAGGGCGACCTAGCCGCGATCGCGAGCGGTCAGACCATCGATCAAATCCGGCAGAGCATCACGGATTCACCGGAAGCACAGCAGCACAAGGCGGCCCTGAACGCCGCGAACACGAACACAATCACAAGCCTCTACCAGCAAACCCTCGGACGCGCGCCGTCCGACAGTGATCTGCAAGGATGGCTATCAAGCGGTCAAACAATCGACCAGATCAAAGCCGCCATCGCTGCGTCGCCCGAGGCGCAACAGCATCAGGCAGCGGTCACGACCCAGAACACGA